GTAAAGGAGAAAACTAAGAGTGGTATATTTATTCCAGATTCCATTAAAGATGATATTGCCTATCTTACAACAGTAGGGCAGGTTATTGTAGTTGGAGACTTAGCTTATGAAGATGTAAATAAGTTTCCTAAAGGTCCGTGGTGTGAAGAGGGTGATTTTGTATGTTATGGTAAACATACAGGGACTAAACTCTTTTATCAGGGACAAAGATTTATACTATTGTTTGATGACCAGATTATTATGAAGGTGAAGTCTCCTAGTCATTTAGACCCTACCTTTAATTTAAGTCATTAAAAAAGTTGCGTACCACGTATATAATAGTGTATAATATTGTTATTGGACGTTAATACGTTTGACTCGTCAACAACGGAGATAATTATGGCAGAAGAAAAAGAAATTGAAATAGCAGAACAGGATGATGGTGGATGGAATAAAATTACTGTTCCTTCCGACTCCGAAATGGAAGTTGAAGTAGTAGATGAAAAAGTAGAGGCAGTACAAGAAAAAGAAAAACCTGACCCTGCTCCTCCTCCCGTTAAACCTGATGAACCTGAGTTAGAAGGAATTGAGACTCAGGGCGCAGAGAAAAGAATTCGTAAATTAATTCGTCAACGTAAAGAACGTGATGAAGAAATTAATAAGTTGATGGAGCAAAATAATCAACTTCAATCTAAACTAAGTGTTAAAGAAACAGAAGTTACTACGAATGTTAAACAGAATATTGAACTAAGTTCAAAACAGGTTGATGATAAAATTGAATTAGCTAGGGCTGCATATCTTAATGCCTTTGATGGTGGAGATAAAGAACAGCTTCTTTCAGCACAGGAAATTTTAAATCAGGCTCAGTTTGAAAAACAGCGGATTGAAGATGCTAAAACTGCTCTAGATCAATATGAAACAGCACAACAGAACCAACAGACGGTTCAACAACAACAAGAGGAATATACACCTGATCCTAAAGCAATGAGATGGGCATCTGAAAATGACTGGTTTGGTCAGGATCAGATTATGACTTATGGAGCTTTAGAGATTGATAAACAATTAAAAGCAGAAGGTTATGATCCTTCTGATGACGAGTTCTATGTAGAAGTGAATAAAAGACTGAAGGATACTTTTCCTAATAAATTTCCAGGAGAACCTGAAGTACAAAATTCACAACCCCGTCAGCAGGAAACGTCACCTGCTCAAGTGGTCGCTGGAACATCACGCTCACCTAGCACTGCCAGTAACCGTAAGGTTAAGCTAAGTCCAGAAGACATTCGACTAGCTAATAAATGGCAAATACCACTTGAAGTATATGCGGCAGAGAAGCTAAAAGTTGATAAAGCTGAAGGCGAATATACTAATGTTGTAACTAATAAGCGTGGAGGACAATAATTATGGCACGGACAGAATCACGTAGTTCACAAGAAAGGGAAAGTCAAACCAGAGAAGAAGTATATACATTTGAGGAGGAAGATGCTTTAGCAATACCTGAAGAGGTAAAGGAAAGATTTCTAAATCAAGGTATGGTTCTTCGTTGGATACGAATTCAGATCAGAGGCAATGACGATTATCAAAATGTCGGAAAACGTCAACGAGATGGATGGGTGTTCGTAACACCAGATGAAGTACCCGAATTGTCAACAAGCTCCATCGTGAAGGAGAATGGTCGCTATGCAGGTACAGTGGTTAGAGGGGATGTAGCTCTAGCAAAAATGCCTGAAGGTCGTGCAATAGCGAGAAGGGAGCATTATGAGAATAAGGCTAACGAATTAATGAATGCTGTAAATAGCCAATTAATGAGTAATAGTGATTCTCGTATGCCCATTTATAATAATAGTAAGTCAACCGTGACTAGGGGAAAAAGTCCTAAATTTCAAGACTGATTTCCTAGTGTGATTATGGAAGGAGAAAACTAAAATGGATACTAAAGTTTCCGTCTTAGGTGGATTCCGTCCTGCACGTAATTATGGCTCTACGGCTAATAGTACGGGTATGAAGATACTACCTATTGCTTCAGGAGATGCTCGGGATATTTTTAAGGGTGATCTCGTTAAAGTAAGTCTTGGTAATATCGAACCAGTTAGTGCCGCTGCGGATTATGCAGTTGGTGTATTCCAGGGTGTATACTATGAAGCAGATGGTGTACCGACTTGGAAAAAATACTGGCCAGCTAATACATCGGCTACGAATATTCAAGCTAATGTAATTGCTGACCCTGATATGACGTACAACATTATGGCTGATGCCTCGTGTAGTTCGGGAGATATCTACTTAAACTTTGAACTGACTCTTGGTGCTGGTAATACCGCTACAGGTATTTCAGGCTTTGGGTTGAAAGCATCAACAAGGACTGCTGCTACGGCTCCCGTTAAGGCTGTAGGAGTAGAAGACATCCCTGGTAATGACATTGATGTAGCTACGGAACGTGCGTTCCCTATTATGGCAGTTAAGATACTCCGTAATGAAGTAGCTATGTATGATGTAGCAGCCAGTGTTGTTGGTCCAATTTAATAGGAACTTCTCCCTGGTCTTAATGCCGTATTCGGTCTTGAGTACGGGGAAGTCAACAACGAACATGAGGCACTCTTTGAGGTCGAAAATTCTGATCGTGCTTTTGAAGAGGAAGTAATGTTCACTGGCTTTGCAACTGCACCTGTAAAAGGGGAAGGTTCAGCAGTCAGTTATGATACAGCACAAGAAACGTATGTTTCTCGTTACACCAATGAAACGATTGCCCTCGCATTTGCAATCACAGAAGAAGCTATGGAAGACAATCTTTATGATACGTTCTCCAAACTTCGTGCTCGTGGTCTTGCTCGTGCAATGGCAAACACTAAGCAGGTAAAGGGTGCTGATGTATTTAATAATGCATTTAGTACTGCCGCTGCTTGGGTTGGTGGAGATGGCGTAGCTTTTTGTAGTGCATCACACCCAACGGTTTCAGGGGTAAATCAGTCTAATCTAATGGCTGCTTCGGATCTTTCGGAAGCTGCTTTAGAGACTGCCTTGACGAGTATTCAGAAGATCAAAGATGATCGGAATATTCTGATTGGTGCTTCGGCTGAATCACTTCATATCCCACCTGATCTCTGGGCTACGGCAGATCAAATTCTGCACTCGCCTGGAACGACTACGGCTGGTGGAAGTGGTGATGGAACTTATGCCCAGAATAGTATTAATGCTATTCGCCATATGGGTATGGTTCCTAATGGGTTCTTTGTAAATCGTAGGTTTACGAATACTAACGACTACTTCATTAAAACTGATGTACCGAATGGTGCCAAGATGTTTAATCGTGTTCCACTTCAAACTAAGATGGAACCTGATTTTGACACTGGTAATCTTCGCTTCAAGGCTCGTGAGCGTTATAGCTTCGGGTTCTCTGATTGGCGTGGTTATTTTGGAAGTCAGGGTAGCTAATACCAAAGGAATAGGAGAGAGTGTAAAAACTCTCTTCTACTCTTTCTTAGATTGAAGGGAACAACATGGCTACAAATATTAAAACAGCAACAGTTACAGGAAGTGGACAGCTTTTAGATTATTCAACCTCAACTGTTCCAACTACAGCTACAGGTGGAATGGGAGATGCTATTGCAGTAGGTACTCGTATACTAGGTATTACGGCTGCTGTTACAGGAACCTGCAATATAACAGATACTTTTACTTCTGTTAATACATCAAAGACTTTAACTCGTATTAAGTTTGCAGGTGAGCGTGATACTTACTTTGGTGAACAGGGCGTAAAGTTTAAGGGAATAATTAAAGTATCTGCACCGACTTCTAATTCTGTTGTTATGGTATTCTATGGTTAATCATGCCTGATTATGATTACTTGATCACGGATGTAAAAAATACAGCAGAGAATGATTCAACAGAATTTGCGACACAACTACCAAAGATTGTTAATAAGGCAGAAAATAAATTAACTACTGACCTAGATGATCATGGTCTAAATGTATATACATCCATAGCGATCCCATCAGGCAACGCTATTGTTACTATTCCTAGTGGTAGTCGTATCGTTAGGAATTTCTCCATGACTCAAGATGGGTCAAGGAAGAATATGTTATTGCGTACTAT